ATGAAGCTTCAGGGGTTTTCGGTAACCTTCCTAGGTTTTGACGAACTCGGGAACTGGCCATCGCCAGAACCTATCGATATGCTTCAAGCTACGATGCGTTCTGCTGCCGGTGTACCGGTTCTGTTCAGAGCTTCTGCTAACCCAGGCGGGCCCGGGCATAACTGGGTGAAAGAAAGGTACATCGACAATGACGATGGGGAATCGATTTTTATTCCGTCAAAGATACAAGACAACACTCCTCTGATGGAGAACGACCCGGGTTACGTTGAAAGAATCAAAAAGAGTGGACCAGAATGGCTCGTAAAAGCATGGTTAGATGGTGATTGGAACATAGCACCGGGCGCTTTCTTCGAAGGCGTATGGGATCCAAGCACGCATGTTGTTGAACCATTTGATATACCATTAGAGTGGAAACGATGGAAATCTTACGACCATGGATACAAATCCCCGGCTGGATGTGTTTGGTTCACGCAGGATTATGATGGTATAATCTATATCTACAGAGAGCGTTATTGGAGCTCTAAACCAAACAAAGGAAGTGAAACACCAATAGAGGAGATCGCAAGGGAGATCAATGAAGCTGAGAGTAGTGAGAAAAAACTCAAGATTAAATTCAAAAGCAATGTGGCCGATTCAGCGATATTTATGCGAGACGGTCGCCAGAAGAGCGTTGCAGATGTTTTTGCTGATTACGGTATTATGTGGGAATCTAGCGCGAAAGGTCCTGGATCTAGAGTGCAGGGTTTGCAGGAGATTGTGGACCGCTTGGCAAATAACAATCTTAAGGTTTTCAACACGTGCAAACATTGGTTACGTACGGTGCCGTCTTTACCTGCTGACCCCAAGAGAGTGGAGGATATTGATACATCTGCCGAAGACCATTTGTTTGACGCGACACGATACGGACTAATGTTAAGGCGGGCGAGAAGTGTAAAGCCGAAGCCCAAACCTAAGGCACCCAAGCGATTTACTTTTGAGTGGTTGACTAAACTCGACGAATTATACGATAACGACAGGAATGAATCATGGCCGATCTAGGTATATTATCAGTAAATGTAGAGTCAGGCGTTGGAAGTAACATTCCCTCAGATGCTAGTGGCATGCTTAAAAAGTGCCAGAAGAATATTAGTCTGTCATATAAAAAATGGAAGAAGTATTACAAAGAGATAGAGCACAATCGTGTTTACGCGTTAGGTAAGTTAAATCCTCGATCTATTACCATGATCCCTTCGCAGAATATGCAAGAGGGTGGTCGCTCGATAAAAGGTAATATTATACATGCTACGCTTCAAGGGTTGTTGCCTCACATCTATGCGAAGAATCCTGAAATAAGAATCCGACCCCATAAATATGTGGAAGCAGGGAGCTCTGAGTATAGAGTGGCTGATTTATTCTCTGCTACATTAGAGACTGTTCTTAATGAGTCACTTAAGAAAGCTGATCTTAAGAAGCTAGCAAAGCAAGTGATAAGATCTTGTATGACTAGCAAGATTGGTATTGTTAAGGTAACGTACCAACGTGACTATTACAAAGATCCTCTAGTAAGTCGTCAGTTCAATGACGCACAAGATAGTTTAGCCAGATTACAATCAGATGTAAGGGAGTTACAGTCCAACGATACCTATGGTGGCGAAAAAGATGAGTTGATCGAAGAAGTTAAAGAGACAATGCTTGGGTTACAGGACCGCGTAGAGGTTATGCAACGAGAAGGGTTGAACCTCGGTTTCGTGCGTCCAGAAGACTTCCGAATGGATACCTCTTTAGATTCGCTGCAGGAGTACCAATCCGCGCAGTGGATGGCTAATGTGACCTGGATGACTCCGGCTGATGTTATGGATAGGTTTCAAATATCCAAAAAAGAGGTAGAAGAGTTTACTATATACCGTAGAACAGATGCTGGTATCTTAAACAGATTAACAAGGGATGATGCTGTACAGTCTAACAGCACAGAAGATGTTAATCTAGCCGTTGCTGTTTGGGAGTATTGGGATAGAACCGCACAAACTGTGTTTACTTTTGCTGAGGGTAGCAAGAAGTGGTTGAAGGAACCTTTTCACCCAAATCGACTGGGAGAGAAGTTTTTCCCGTTCTTTTTGCTTGGTTTGAACTGGATCGATGGTCAAGAATGGCCGATATCTGAAACAGAACTTTTGATGTCTCTACAGGACGAGTACAATACGATACGTACTCAGATGACAAAGCATAGAGAACTTTCAGCTCCATTCTTTGTTGCTGATGCTTCGCGTGTAAACTATGAAGATATTGAAGTCTTTAGCAACGCGGCCATTGGTGAAATTGCCCTGATTAACGCGTCAGGACAGAACGTTAATTCTGTATTCCAGCCCGCTACACCTCCTCCTATGAATCCACAGGTATATGATACCTCTCCATTGAGAACAGATATGGAATGGATTAGTGGTCTAGGCGATGCACAGCGTGGCGGCGTAAACAGGGCAAAAACAGCTACAGAAGCTAACATTCAACAGGCTGGTTTGGCAACACGAATTGCAGAGAAAGTGGATCAAACTGAGGATTGGTTGAAGGAATTGGGTTGGTTCGCTGCAGAGATATTATTGCAAGAGATACAACCGCAAAAAGCTATGGAAATAGCTGGGCCTAATGCATTTTGGCCAATATTGAATAAACAACAGTTGTATGATTCTGTTTTTATAGATATAGCAGCAGGCAGTACAGGCATGCCAGATACCAACGAAGAAAGAATGCGTTGGATCGAGTTGATGCCCATCATTATGCAAAACATAGAATTGGTGCAGCAGATGCGTTCATTTGGCGTTCCGGATGAATTTAATCCATACGTCCAGTTATTAGAAGAAACTTTTGCTAGATTTGATGAGCGTATCGATATTGCTAAATTCTTACCACCTATGCCAGAGGAAATGCAGAAGGTAATGCAACAGAATCAAATGATGCAGCAGGCTATGGGACAAGGAGGACAACAAACACAGACTAATGCTGTACCACCACCGCAGGGTTTAAATGAGGTTCAAAACGCCCCACAAAATAGAATAGATCAACGCACAAGGAATCAGTACAGGGAACCACAGGGAGAGATCTAAATGGCTGAAGAGCAAGAAGCAGTTACTAATGAGGATTTACAAACACAAACTTTGGAGGTAATGGAAAGGGAACTAGAATCTATACAATCCCAAGAGGAGGAAGTGAATGTCGAAGTCCAACCCGAGGCCGATGAAAAGACCAACGCTAACGCTCCCACCTACAAGGAAGCTGAGGCAGCGCAGCAAGCATCCGTCGACACGGAAGATGATAGAACAGAGGCATCAGCAGAAACAGTTTCAAGCGGCACGGGAGATCAAACGCAGCCAGAATTAGAGGCAGATGATGTGGAGGTGCTTGGTAACTTAAAACCCAAGGCACAAGAAAGATTTGAACATTGGATAAATAAAGCCAAGGAGTTAGAGGGTGAGAACGATGACTTAAAGGTGTCGGGTGAATTACATGATTATATCATGGATTCTGGTACCAACGCTGACCAATTGAACTGGTCATTGGGCGTGTTTAAAAGTTTAAATTCTGGCAATTATGACGAAGCCGTAAGAGCATTGCAAGCTATAGATGATTTCGCAGACCAAATAGGCAAAACACTAGGTGTTAACAAATCTGAAGAAAGTGAGGCCACGTATAACGATTTTGAGGATTTATCCTCCGCTGTTGAGAACTTAGAGATCAGTGAAGATTGGGCGAATAGGTTAGCGAACGATAGAATTACTACTAGTTCGCAACATCAGGCACAAGCTGATTATCAGCAATACTACAATCAACAATTACAAAATCAGTCAGAGACGCAAGCCACTACAGAGCAAGCGTTATCATCTATAACAGAATGGGAAAGTGATCTTATTGGTTCAGATCCTGACTTTGCTTCTAAAAAGGATGCCATGATGGAAATAAGTCGAGAGGTTGCTTCCTCTGATTTTCCACCGGAACAATGGTTAGGTATCCTTCAAAACCAGTATAATGTACTTTCGCGGGGAATGAGTGTTGCTGCATCCGCGAATGGAAACGCTAGTAAAAACTCTGGGCCCCTAGCACCCGGAAGATCGAGCAGCGGCTCAGGTAATGCATTGGAAAGTAATAAGGCTGAGGTTACACCGGAGTTTCTTCAGGCTCATCTTGATGCAATGCATAATTAACAGGATTAGATGAGAACTGGATTCATCGCCAGTAGCACGTATAGGCGCTCGTGTGGCCAACCCTGTTCCACATAATTACATTCCTTTTGGAGGGAAATAAATGGCAACTCAAACTGCTTTACATGCCAATGATATTACCCAGCTAGGATATGTAGCTCTTCAGAACTATTTGAAGAATAAACCTATTGACCAGGTTGCGACCGAACGTCCCCTGCTCAAAGCTCTAATGGCGAAGAAAAAGCCTTGGGGTGGCGG